GCGCGGAGACGCCGCTTACCCCGCAGACCTCCGTAAACGAGCAGAACTTACATCCGCCGTCGCGCTTGCCTTCGCGATCTAAACCGTCCGCTGACGGCGCGCTGAATACGCGCTTCGCCTTCTTGGCGTAGCTGTCGAGTATCCCGTTATCGACGCCGATCTTAAATTCTTGAATGGCATTGAAGTTGCTGGCGTCCATGTAGAGGAGGAGCCCCTGCGTCACCCTGTAGTCGGTCTCCTGATTGATCAGGGCCATCGCAATCTTAAATTGGATCAGGTGGTTGGTCTTTGGCAGGTTCCGCAGGTTGGTGCGCGGATCAATCGTCTTGATCTCCAGACCTTCCCAGTCGCCGTCGTCAATCTTGATAACGCCATCCGGCGTCGCCGACAGGCGGCGCTTCTTGTCCTGCAAGCTGACCTGATTGTCGCCAATCATATCGAGGCTGACGCTGTTATTAGCAGCGAGGCTGTCGGTGACGTAGCTCTCGCCGTGGGAGCCGCGCCTTGCGTATCCCCAATCCTGCTCGGCTGCTGCCTCCGGCGTATGCTTGCCGTACCATATCTTGCGGATGCAGTGGCCTGCCTCCGAGCTGTTCAGGAACTCGGTGCGCTTAAAGCCCCAGTCGTGCCGCGCCTCGATGGCCGAGCGCCCCTGCATAATCAGATTTTTCATGTTGGTCTCCTCTGTCATCTCTTATAAATGGAACGCGACGGCGGGTCAATCGGGCCCGCCCACTCTCTCGACTACCGACCGCTCAATGTCGTCGAGCTGATCGCGAATTGTGCGGATGGCCGCTAGGTGTCTGGCCCTCCCGTACATGTCACTGTCGCGAAGTTCCTCAAGAAGGTCGCGCAGCTTGAAGTGGGTGAAAACTTCCACATCCATAGATGACACCACGGCAAAGCTCTCGTCGGCTTCAAGAGAATGCATCAGGACGAGGTCTTTCAGCACCCCTCTGACACCGGCATCAATCTCTCTCGCGAGTATTTCAGTGACGCCGGACAGATCAGATTCGACAAGATAACGAGCCTCCGGCTCCGCGTCTTCAACTCGTCCCCTTAATAAGCTCATCGTTTGTCTCCCATTGGCGCGCAGTAGCGCCCGCCGCATTCCTGATACTCAAGGGCCTCGGCGCCCCACTTGTAGTCGAGCAGCCACAACGACAAAAACATCATCGCGGCGGCGGCCAGCAGGATCAGGGCCTTGCTCATCGTTTGTCTCCCATTGCAGCGGCGTGCGCGCCGCGCTTTGTGTTACTGATGCGGCGCACCGCCTGTGATAATTTGTCGTCGCTCTCAAGAATGTCGACGTGGACGTGGTTTGCCTGACCGATCCTGTGCAAGCGGGAATAGAACTGGTCCATGACACTGGGTGACCAGTCCTCCTCCACGCAAACGATGCGATTGCCGCCATGCTGCAGGTTGAGGCTGACGCCCATCGCTGCGATCTGACCGATCAGGACGTCCAGCTCCTTGGCGTTGAAAGCATCCTGCAGACGGCCCTTTTCGTTTGCCGACGTCCTGCCATCGAGGACGCCGACCCGTAGGTCAGACAGCTCGCCGGCAAGGGCGTCGATCACGGAGCGGTGCCATGCGCCGACCAGTATCGGACCTTGCCCGATATCGATGCGATCGCGGATCTCAGCGGCGGCGGACAGAACCTTGCCTTCGCCGATCTTGCGGCGCGCCGTGGCGATGTGCTCGTCGTTGCTGGCGACGGCCTGCTCGATCTGCCGGACAGTTTTGAAACCGGCGAGGATGTCGCGCAGCTCGTCGTCCATGTCGAGGCCGATCTGCAGGCGGTTCGTCGTCAGCGGAGGCATGGCAGCCCAGACGTCGGCCAGCTCACGGCGGACGGCGAGGTTGTCGCCAAACAGCCAGCGGTGCAGCTCGTCGGTATTGCGCGAGCCGACCGTCATCTTTGTAGGGTAACGGGCGCCGGGGAACTTGCGCGACTGGACGACAGTGTAGCGCAGGTTGAACCGATCGGTGCTGTCACCGCCGCACCGCGCCTTCATGCCTGTGAGGTCGGCGCGGCATAGGAATGGATAGAGATCGTCATTCCAGCGCGTGACCGGCGTCCCCGTCAGGAACCATGTGTGGTCGACGCTGCCTGCGAGGCCACCGCTGCCGAGGATGGCCTTGGTACGCTTGGCCTTGACCGACTTGCAGGCGTGGGCCTCGTCCATGATTAGGGCTCGGGCCTTGAGCTGCGACAGTTCTGCTGCGCGCTTGGTGGCGATCTCATAAGACATGATCAGGGCCGTAGCTGCACCGTCGATCTTAGTCTTGCCGGTCTTCACGAGCTGGGCGGTGTCGCCGGGGAAGAACTCCTCGAACTCTGCCTGCCACATGCGCAGCGAGATCGGCGGCCCAATGACAATGACCTGATCAGTAACCAGCTCGCGGACCAACCGGAACGCTTCGAGGGCAGACAGCGTCTTGCCGCTGCCCATGCCCGAGAAGTTCCCGGCGAAGTGACGCGCAGCGAGAAACTGCGCGTCTTCGATCTGATGGGGAAGCAGCGTTTTCATTGTCCGTACCCCTGCTCGACGATCTGCTGCGCGTCGCTGAGATAGTCGCAGATCAGGTCGTCGATCTCGTCGCGACCCGATGCCTCGCCGACGTAGGCGCCAAACCGCCAGACGGCGCGCTCCGCGTCGGGGTCGTTGATGCGGCGGCTGGCGACGCGGATCGTCGCAGCGATGCCGTCGACGAAAGCGCGGCAGTTAAACGGGCTGGAACCGACCGTGACGACGTCGTCACGGAGGGCGCGCGCAATAGCCAGTGCGCCGTTGACAATCTCCAGATCGTCGGCTTGGACTTGTGCGGGGCGGTCGTAAATTTCGTAGGTCATGTCGTGGTCTCCTTGGTTGGACTAAAGTTGCGTGGCGCAGTGAGGGCCGAAGCCGCTGTCGATGCTGGCCGGCACCGTCAGGGCGCGACCACAGCGACCGCACTGGCCCGCGTGGCGGATCTCAAGGCTCTCCGGCAGGTTGCCAGCGGCGAGCTGGTTGAGGGTCCAGTCCAGCGCGCGAAAAGACGGCGCATCCGGGTGGCCCTTCGTAGACCCGACGAGGCGGGACGGCCAGACCGGGCGGATAAAACCGATGAACATCCAGTCGCCGTCCCAGCTATTGTCGGGGCCGTTCAGCACCTTGACGAACAGGATGCTGCGGTCGACCGCGTTGGTCTCGCGGTCCTTGGGGGCGTCGATCTTAAATGTGAACGAATTGCCGCTGACCGTGCTGGTCAGAGTGAAGCGGCTCTTGCCGGCGAGGATGAAATCGTGTGCTGTTTTTGCGTCGGTGAACATTGTGGTCTCCTTGGTTGGACTACTCAGTATATAAGCATCAGGCTCTGTGTTGCAAGAGCCTGATGCGCTTTATTTGTAGCGGCGCTTGTATTCCGCGACGCACTCGAGGGCCATCTCATTGATGAGGCCGTCCCGCTCGGCCATCAGCTTGTCGTGGTAGGCGCCGGCGGGGTGCAGCTTCAATGTCTCGCGGATGTCGTTTAGTGCGTAGGAGCGGTCGCTGCCCCACTGGGCGCTCTGGCAGGCGAACCGTTTCTCTGCCTCGGTCGGCGGGGCTTCGGCGCCGTAGGCGGCCTCGACCAGTTCCGCCTCCCAGAACGCGCGATCGGCGTGGCTGAAAGCGGCGACGTAGACGCTGGGGATGTCGACCCGCTCGGGGTGGACCCAGTAGAAGTAGCCGTCGCCCTTGACGAGTTCGAGGTCGTGGGCGACGGCGGCCTTGTTGAGATCTTTGAGGGCGTAGGTCATGGTCTCAGTCTCCTGTTGGTGCCGGGGGTCGACGCCCCCGGCTGTTAGTCGGTCCAGCGGTCGATCATGGCCTTTGCTTCGCGCAGCAGCTCGGCGGAATCGGTCCAGAAGGCTTCGTTTGCGGGGCGCAGGTTAAAGTGACCGGCTTCGGTGCGTTCTATGATCCAGCCCCTGTAGTGATGTTCCATGTGATCGTCTCCGTGTTGGTCCTGTCCAATACATATGGGGCATCAGAGACTGATGTTCAAGAGCCTGACAAAAATAAATTATTTTATCCGCACCGCGTCCTTAACAATTTTGCCCGCACCCGGATATTCATCAATGTGCTTAACGCCGTCCTGATCAACAACCCAGCCATCCTGCAGCACTTGAACGTGGCCGGTGGTGCGGATCATGTACCGCTTGCCGGGGAGGGTGTGCTGCTTAACAAAAGTTTTAAGGGTCATGCGCTTAACGATGCGTATATTGTAGCGCGGGTCCAACGGGGTGTCGTCAACGTAGCGGACGCCGAGGTGCTTGGCAGCCTGCAGCGTGTACGGCCAACGAGTGCCTCCCTTCCAGTTGCTGCCGGGGTGGCGCGGATACTGACGAAGATACACGCGGGTAGCTTCGGCCAACGTGACGCCAGCAACGACGGCAAGGGCAATCAGGCCGCAGTTGGGTCCGGGCTTGGCGTCGGCAGGAAGTGCAAGGCGGTCGATCATGTTGGTCTCCGTGGTTGGTGTCTCTAAAAAGAATATGGGGCATCAGAGCCTGATGCACAAGAGCATGACAAAAATAAAATAAATCTGTGTCAGGCTCTTGCATCAGGGGCTGACAGCTTCTATATGTATTGGACAGGACCAACCACGGAGACCGACATGAACATCAACCTAACCGACATTGAACTGGAAATGCTGGACCGCGCACTGGGTGCCGTATGGTGGCAGCAGAACGCGGCGGACGAACCCGGCCAGTCTGAGGCCCACCGCGTCATCCGCATCCAGCGCAAACTAGCACGCGCAGTTGATCACATCGACACCGAGATCGAGTAACCAATTCCCGGCACTTAGAAAGGAAACGACATGACGACCTACTTAATTGACATCCCCCAAGTTTTTGCGATTGACCATGCGGAGCGCGATTTGCCGACCGGCGAACAGGTCAAGGTGCTGGCACGGGCTATTCGATACCGCTGCACCGCGCCGGAGCTGCGCGAGTGGCTATCTGACGCCGAGTACTATTCCGACTCAGCGGGGCAGGGCTGGGACTTAGGTGGCGCGTTGCAGTTGCAAGCGAGCGCGCGCGGGACGGTCGGGCGCGTCGCCAAGCTGTTCATTGAACACGGCATCAGCCGCGTCGGCCCCATTGCCACCAACCGAGGAGACTGAGACATGAAAAACGAAACAGCCACCTTGATCGGGATCGTCGCCGGCGTCGCATACTACGAAAACCCTGTTCTGGGCGACGAAGCGCCGCTGATGATTAAAGTTGGCGGCGAGCTGATCGAAACAGAGTATTGGGAATTGTCGGACGCCGACGATAACGCCTAACCAACCGCCGGGGCTTCGGCCCCGGCACCAACAGGAGACGAGAATATGACCGTAGAGATCAAGAGCCTTATTGGAAAGGTTTTGCACACGCACGACGGTGCCAATCTGATCGGTGCCAATCTGATCGGTGCCAATCTGAGCGGTGCCAATCTGATCGGTGCCAATCTGATCGGTGCCAATCTGAGCGGTGCCGATCTGAGCGGTGCCGATCTGCGCCGCGCCAATCTGTACGGTGCCAATCTGAGCGATGCCGATCTGTACGGTGCCAATCTGAGCGATGCCAATCTGTACCGCGCCAATCTGAGCGATGCCGATCTGTACGGTGCCAATCTGATCGGTGCCAATCTGTACGATGCCAATCTGATCGGTGCCAATCTGTACGATGCCGATCTGAGCGGTGCCAATCTGATCGATGCCGATCTGCGCCGCGCCAATCTGTACGGTGCCAATCTGAGCAATGCCAATCTGATCGGTGCCAATCTGCACCGCGCCAATCTGCGCGATGCCGATCTGAGCGATGCCAATCTGTACGGTGCCGATCTGAGCGATGCCAATCTGTACGGTGCCGATCTGATCGGTGCCGATCTGCGCCGCGCCAATCTGTACGGTGCCAATCTGAGCAATGCCGATCTGAGCGGTGCCAATCTGAGAGGTGCCAATCTGTACGATGCCGATCTGAGTGGTGCCGTCTTGCGCAATGCCAATCTGAGCGGTGCCAATCTGAGCAGTGCCGGAAACATTGCAGACCGCGTGGTTGACGGGGGTCTGCGCTCTGACGGCTACAGGTTTCTGCTCACACGCACCGAGCCGGGAGAGTGGCGGGTTAAAGCCGGTTGTCGCACTTTCACTCTAGCGGCGGGTCGTAAGCACTGGCAGGGCACACGCGGCGATACCAATCTTGGCCGCGAGACGTTCCTGATTATCAACCACATGGTGGCCGTCGCGAAGCTGCGTGGGTGGCCGGAAGCGGGCGAGAACGACGAGGAGACTGAGACATGAGCAAGCTGGCCCATAGCAACGAAGAGACCATGAAGATTATCGAGGAGAACGACTGCGACGAGGAAGAGCGACGTCTATCGGAGGCGCGCGTTGACAGAAAAGAATTAACCCGCCACTCTGTCGAGTAGCGGGCTAGTTCTTTAACTGCGGTGTTTGCGCACCGACTATCCCGATCAAGGAGACCAATCGAATGACCGAGACCCCAGAATTATACGCCGACCTGCCACCCCTAATCAAGACGGCGCTCGACGTCGCGGCCACCGGGCTGCCAGTATTCCCGACCATCGACAAGATGCCTGCGTGGTCGAACGCGGAGCTGGGCGTCGCGAAGGGCGAGGGCGGATACAAGATCGCCTCGACCGACCCTGATCGCGTCATCGAGCTGTTCTCACATCGGCGTGCGCAGGAGATCGCCGTGCCGATGGGCGAGATGAGCGGCCTGATGTGCGTCGACGTCGACCTGCAGAAGGGCGACTACGTCCACCAGTGGCGCGACGACAACGCTAGCTGGCTGATCGAGACGCGCTGCCATTCGACGCGCAGCGGCGGGCTCCACTTTTTGTTCCGCCACATCCCCGGCATCCGGTTTCCGGCGCAGCTTGCGCCCGGCGTCGACATCAAAGCAGGCGGCACTGGCTACATCTGCTGGCCGGGTACGCCGGGCTACAGCCTGATCGGCGACGTCCCGCTGTCCAAATTTCCGATCGATCAGATCAAGAGAGGCGACGGCGCGCGAGGCCCGCTCTCGCTGACGTCTTGGAATCAGGCGACCGACCATGAGCTGATCGAGAAGATCAGATCGGCTGAGGATCTCTACCCCGCGCTGCGGTCTCTATCTGTGAGGCTGCCGTCGAGGCGTGGAGATG